CTGAAGAATAGGGGCAATACCTGAAATATAGTTCGTACCGAATGGATCACCTGAGAATAGTTTTTCCCGAGTAACATACGACGGATACGACTCAAGAGTAAGCGTAGTCGGATTAAACATGAAGTATCCACTGTCCATGATCAAAACTTCAGCACGATCACCACAACCCAACAGGGTATCACCGTTGCTATACCGGAACAAACCGGACGAAATCAGGGGCGAAATAAACATGGATGTCAAGTTAGGCAAAGTCCTAAAAGTCCAAGTATTATCCACGTAATTCCAGATTGCAGCCTTGTTGCATTTTCCCGACGAAGATGCACTAGGATAGCAAAGCCAAATTTCTTTGAACTTGTTATTCTTGATAGCAAATACATTCGCGGCGTGAATCGGATTTAGATCTAGGAAAAAGAACTTTTTGATCTTTGCTTCAGCAACAGAAGTAAATTGGCCGGAGCCATTATGGACGTAGATATCATTCTGATCAACAACAAAGTGATTGTTATCGAATTCAACAACACAGTTCGGACCGAGAGCTCCGCGTCCACTGGCCAGCGGGCGTACAGACGAAACACCACCTTGGAGAGACAGGGCATGGATGCTGTCGTTTGTATAAACCATCATGTTGCCCCTGAGTTCAAGCATTTCTTGAATGGGACTTGATGCATTGATTTCGAATTCATCAGCAGTGTCAGTTGTAAGACCGGGTTGCCACACAGAAGGAAACGCGCCAACAACCGCTTGCACTGAAATACGGATAGTAACCGGCGCTTCAGTGACATTCGGTCCAGTCGTGAAGGTCAAGTTTCCGGCAACAAGCGAGTAACCAAACGGACGGATTACTTTAGCTGTAATAGTTGTGCCCGGCTGATAGTTCCAACCTGGGAACTCCTGCAAAGAAAAGTTTGCTAAGGGATCCGAGTATAGAGCATATAATGGGGTTGATTTACCATTGTTGGCGAAGATGGCATATCCACCACCAAATCGATCTAGCTGCCACTTGCTGTTGGCGTACTTGGAATCTGAAGAAGTCAGCAGAGCCGTTTCGCTGCCAGCAGAGTTCTTAGCATAAGCGTACCCATCATTGATAATGACAGAATAGCTGTTATCGGGTCTTCGCCAGTGAATGCCAAATTCAGGATTAACACCTATGCCGGTGATGATAGGGCTCTCACCGGGTATTGTTTCGATGGACCCATCAGTGAAGCGCACATTTAGGGCATCGGTCATTACGTTCTCAGGAAGAAGGGCGGGTTGAGTATCTTTGACAACGCCACCCCTCCCAAGGTCTTTAACAGGAACCAGTTGCCCCATATGTAACTCCTCTCATTCTTTCTTTTCGTCTTGAAGTTTCTTTAGAGCGTCGTATCGAGCACGACATGCAATCAGCGCTTGTCGGAGGATGTCTCCTTTGGAAGCCTCCCCTGCAAGAAATTCTCCATCCTCTCTAAAAAGCTTCCCTCCAGTGCAGCTTGTTCCGCTGCTGTCAGCGGGGGTTGTGGCGGGATTACTGCCGGTACTGGGATGAGAATCGGCGGGTCTTTGGGGACGGTTCCGCACGCTGTCACGAAGAGCAGTGTAGCGACGATTACTGTCAGTGATCGCATCTTCTTTATCCTTTTCAATCTGTGCAACTTTCGTAGCTACGGATTCTTCATAAGATCGTTGTGCTTGGAATTGCTTATCTAGCAGTGTCTGAATTTGTTCTTTAAACTTCGCGAGCTCGAGCTGACCTTTGGTGCTGGCAGTACTGTAGCCGTTATCGTATCCAGACTTATATAGGTAGAATCCTACGCCGACTAGACTGAGAACTACTACAAGTACCGCAGCAACTTTAGCTCCAATACTCCACGCTTTTAATGCGGGGATCGACCAATACATTGTTTATACTCCGCTTCTCTACGGATAGTTAGCCCACGTAGCGGCTGACCCTTGAATTTATCCCATCGAAGAATTTCTTTGCAGGCAGCTTCATAGTTACCAGCGTTGAGATGCCTTGCAAGGGTCGATTTACAGAAGGCATTCTCGCCAATGTTATATGTCAGTGACACAAAAGCGTCAAACTCGTATTGGTACATTGGTACCGGTGCGCATCGTTTTACGGCTTGTTCAAACTTGTTAGCATCTTTGAGGAGTCTAACAAGGGCTCTTTCAGGAGTGATTTTATCTCCCATCTTAACACCTTCGGTTGTCCCGAAGCCGATAGTAGGTACATCACCCGGTACAGGGATATACGCCTGACCCCTGAACTGCTCATGTAAAGCAATACCAACTAGAGTAGAAGCAGAAATGGCTAATGCAGCGATATTAGTCCTCATGCCCATTTGAAGCCTCTTTTTTATTTTGATTCGCT